ATAATTTGCTAAGTGCAATTGCAGCAGAAGCATTTATATCGGCATTAAGTATTGCTCCGTCAGCAATCATGGCTGAACTAACAGTACCTGAATCGTTAGTTGTTATTAAAGTTCCAGAAGTATTAGGTAAAAGTATTGTTTTATCTGCTGTAGTTGGGTTAACAACTCCTAAAGTAGTTTGAAATGCGTCTGTACTAGAACCTTCAAAAACAAGCGTTGCAGTATTACCAAATAAAATCTGACCTGTAACAGTACCACCTGCTTTTGCTAACTTTTCTGTTTCTAATTCTTCAACAGCATCTTGCAAATTTGTACTTTGAATTTGACCAAATGGTGTAAAAGTAATATTGCTTGCAACTTGACCAGCTACTGTTTGCGATAAATCAATTTCTTCCCATGAACTTCCAGATGTATTTGTAACACCTAATATATAATCTGGTGGTGCAAGAGCAACTATCGGTGCTGGAGCACTTGGCGTACCAGCATTTTCTACTACTAAATAAATTCCATCAGTAGTTGCGCTAGGGGTAGGAACATTAGATCCAACCGTCAAACCTGCTGCAGCACCTGCGGTTGTGACACTTGCTACTTTACTTGTTGAAGCGTTATATGTTCCTCCAAATACTAAGCTTCCTTTTGTTAATGTTGTTACTGGCTGATAAGCATTGCCGTCATATATATATAAATCTTCTGATACTGAATCAAAGAAAAATTGTCCAGTAAATTCAGATGTTGGAAAGCCTGTTTGTGCTACAGATCCAAATAATGTTGTAGAAGCATTTGCAAGTTTTGTTCCTGATATTGTTGAGTTACCAATTCTTGCTGCATCTAAGCTTCCACTCGTTATTTTAGTAGCCGCAATGTCAGGGACTAATGAAGCTGTTAATGCTGCACCTGCTGTAATTACACCTTTAGTATTAACAGTGACTGACTGATATGTACCAGCACTAATTCCACTTGTTGAGGTCGTTAGATTTCCCGAACCATCAACAGTTAAACCGCCTCCAGATGTTATTTGTACTGCACCTTTAGCTGATGTAGTGGCTACAGGAAGATTTGCTGCTGTCAATCCAGTAGCAGCCGTAATCATTCCTTGATTATTGAAAGTTATTCCGCTAACTGTTGCTCCAGTAACACTATTAGTAAGTGATAAGGCACCTGCACCACTAACACTTAAACCCGTTCCAACAGATACACCACCAACAGCAGATGTAGTTGCAAGAGGAAGGTCAGAAGCACCTAGAGCAGCACTTCCAGTAATTAAACCTTGTGCGTTATATGTAATTCCTGAACGAGTAGCAGCCCCTCCTGTAACAGCATTATTTATACCAAGATTTCCACTCGCTACATTTAACGACCTATCAATATTTGATGTATTTAACTTTGCTGCTGTAATTGTTCCATCAGCAATCTTGGCATTAACAACAGCATTTGCAGCTATCTTTGCTTCTACAACGGCATTACTAGCTAACGCTCCAGAATCAACAGCGTTATCAGCTAAGGCAGTTGCATCAACAGCGTTTGCTGCAAGCTTCGCACTTGTAACTGCATCATCAAGAATCTTGGCAGTTGTTACCGCATCATCAGCAATTGAAGTAGCAGCTAACGTGCCAGAAAGCTTTGCAGCAGTTACAGCTCCATCTGCTATTTGGCTCGTTGTAACACTATTTGCTGCTAACTCACTACTTGTTATTGCACCTGCACCTATGTTTCCAGCAACAATTGTATTGCTGGCTATCTTTGCACTTGTAACAGCTCCACTAGCGATAGCAGCCGTATCAACAGCATTGTCAGCTAACTCTGTAGAGGTAACTGCGTTAGTTGCTATTTGAGTAGCAGTAACACTTGCACTTGTAAGTTTTGCTCCAGGAATATCTCCATCACTTAAATTTAACTTTGCAAAAGTAACACTAGAGTCTGTAATCTTTACAGTTGTTACTGCATTACTAGCAAGCTTATCTGTTGTTATATTAAGGTCAGTTATCTTTGCTGTTGTAACAGAATTAGCTGCTAAAGCTCCTGTGTCAACTGCGTTGTCTGCTAATTCACTCGTACCAATAGCATCAGCAGCTATTTGTGTTGCAGTAATAGTATTATTTGCTATCTTTGCAGCCGTTACATTTAAATCAGTAATAGAAGCAGTAACAACAGCGTTAGTTCCTAACGTGCCAATCTTTGAACCTGGGATTGATCCAGCTCCTAAGAAACTGGTTCCAGAATCAGTAACAACTGCGTTAACTAAATCCTTAACTGTAACTTTTTTAGTTTCACTTGCACTCAAATCGGCAAGTGCTAATACGTCAGAAGGTTGAATACCAGCTTCTGCTAAGGCACTTAAGCCTGTTATCTGGAGATCTGCCATTTCCTCTTAACTAAAAACCATTAGCAATAGTTTAAACCTGTTCGAGCAATATGGGACTAAGATTTTCTTGAAGAATCTTATCTGCGTTCTCTTGTAGTAAATATCCAGGGGTATCTCCTGTCTTTAATGCAATAACTCCATTCGTTACAAATTCAATTCTTGTCTCTATAACTTCAGACGCACTAACGGTTACAGCAACATTAGTAATAACACAATTGGCTTCGTAATATACGTTTTTCTTTGAATTTGATCCATCTTTATGGATATACAACAAAGCATCAAAATCTGCTCCTTGTTGTGTCCGTAATACTAATTGAGCTAAATAAAACGGAAATTCAGGGTCTGTTCCAAATTCATTTGCTCGATCTCCATCGTAATAATCATGTTGCCAAAGACAATTCAAGCTACCTTGACCGCTAATTAAACCAGCTTCAAATTGATTCCTAAATTGATCTCCTAAATTTGTTAAGTCAACTTGTTCTCTACTTGTTGTCATCTCAAAATCTTTAACACCTGCTACATGCCTATATCTTTCATTTCTGGTACGAATCAATATATCTTTAGCAGCACTAGGAGTAACAAGTGTTAAAGCACTTGCTTGTAACCCTTCTATTGCAAGAGCAAAAGAATTATATAAACGAATACCTCCTACTGGATCAACATTTATAAACTTTTTTATATCTGGATAATTATGACCACTAACAAGTTCAAGCGTAGATTTATCAACAGTTTCTATTTCTACTTCATCTCCAGTTATTAACGAACCAGAACTATGGTCAACACTAAATCGTTTTGTTGATGTGTTTACGTCAAAAGGATCTAACTGCGTTTTTAAAGCAGCTTGCAACGAATCTCTTTTAAGGGCTATTTCCCCTGCTTGACCAAAATAAACACCCATGATTTAGATAGATACTTCTGTAGGTGCTCCATTTGCTTCAAAACTAATGTCAGCACTTAATACTTCACCAACTGAACTGTTCATTGACAAGCTTGTTATAAAAGCAGAAAAAGTAATAAATCGACCATTAGCTGATCCATCATCAATTTTTAACTTTAAAGTAACAGAACTAGAATCAGCAGCCGTTCCATCACCAGCCCCACTTCCAGCCTTAATACATTTATTAATTAAAGTTGTTACATCTCCACCAGATCCAGCAGAAGCTTGATAGTAAAACAGTCTTGCACTACCTGAGTAGCTTCTGACACCAGCAATTAGAGTACGATCTGTATCTTCTAAAGATGTAGTTTCAAGAACTGCTTGTGAACTAGAAAAAGAAAAAGACTGAACTTTTGCGGCTTTTGTGCCGTCAATTAATAGTTGTCCGTCTTGACCGCTATAAAAAGCCACGACCTAAAAATTAAACATTGCGTTTATTCTACGGTGAATCTAGGCAAGCAACAAAACTACAACTAACATTGCTTTGCCCAGGAAAGACACTTGTTACGTTTGGAGGCCCAGAATATCTCCATAATAAACCTGATCCAGACTCTTCTAAAAAAGCAGAAAGACTTGTGCTATCTACACCTGCTGTAGCATTTGTCGATCCAAACGATACATAATTCCAATCAGAATTTACATTTTCATAGTTACTTAAAATTAAAGCAGCGTCAGCATCAGAAATATTTGAAAAACCCAAAGTCAATGTTGCATTAACTCTTTTATTGCCATAACGCAAATGTGTTTTTGTTCCATCCAATGATTCAAATGTGGTGCTTGGATACGTTCCAGGTCTATAACTTCTGGACGTTGGTTTTATAGTTGGAAAGGCTACAGAGCTAGTCATTCGTTTTCAGAAACAATGAAAATGGAAGCATCATTATTTAGACCCCAGTTCTGCATAACAGAAAGTTGTCCATTACTTTCAACAGGAGCATAGCTACCAGACACCTCTAATAAACCATCTTCTCCATAAGAAATCGTTTCGCATTTATAAATTTTATTTTCTGTTGTTGTGTTCTTAACAGTAAATAACGTACCAAAAAATGCTGATGATACATTTGCTGTGTTCAATGTTCCTTCTTTTACTTCAGTTGTTCCTGGCTTCCAATAATAAACGGACAACGATCCAGATAAATCATCCTTACTTACAATATCTCCTGTTGGTGTAATTGCTCCATTCCTAAACCTACTGGTATGAGTAACTTCTGAGACAAGTTTAAAATAATCTCCAGGGGCTAAATTTTCTACATATTGAGGTGCAGTCTTAAATGTTAAGCCATGATCAATTAAACGTCTTGATCTAATAGCAAAAAAAGCAAAATACTCTGCTTGTTGCCTTGAAGTACAGAAACCAGACAAATCAAATGTTTCTATAGGGTCAGAGTCAGAACCATGTGGATCGTTTTCTCTAATTAATAAAGATCTAGTTTCAGGGAAACCATTTTCTTTTTCATTTCTAAAAAGAACAGCAGCTTTAAAAGTTTGTCTTTCTTCTGGAGCTAAGAAACTAACTTGTAAATCATTAATATTGCCGTCAGTAAATAAAGCTTTTACTTCTGGTAATACTCGTTTATCAATCTCATTATCTCCATTAACAGGAACAGAAGGTTTAAGACTAAACTTACCTCCAATAATTGTAAAATCTAATAAACAATAACCAGCGTGTTCAAAGATAAAATCTCTTAAATTTAATTTAGATGAAATTGTTCCATCCCAAAAGAATTTATTTTTTTTACAATAATCAGCAGCATTAGCCATTGCTGTTCGATCAACAGAACTTGATCCAACAAGTCTTCCAGCTCCTATTTCTGAACTTGTTAATAAGGCATAAGTGATTTCTGGAAATAAATTAGAAGCTCCTGTACCACTGGTATTTAATTTTTCTACTTTTACTCCTTGTTTAAAGTAAGCAGAAAACTGACTAAAGTTTGTCCACTCTTTTGAACTATTAATTCTTATACCAGCAAAAGCTAAATCACTATATTTAGCAGCTCCAATTTCATTACCGTTATTATCTGTCTTTGGTTTTAGTATTTCATTTACATATACAATTTCATGTTCGGGTTCGTTTCTATTACTATTTTCATCTCCTTCATATACGTTCCAATCAGCTAAAGCATCAAATGGACTGAAGTTTTGTGCTGCTCTAGTAGTAATTGTAACTGCACCTACGTTTAATACTATTTGTATTCTTTGAGGTAAACCAACACCTGCTTGATCTGATTGACTAGGAATATAAACAACATCACCGTTGATGTAACCAGTACCTAAGTTATTAGGATCTAATGACCAATTTGCTTTGTAGTAAAACGATCCAGATGTATATTCATATCTTTCAACAGTTAAATTAACTTTTAAACCAGTACCACTTCCTCCAATAAGACTTACAGATCCACTAAAATGTTGTAAGGCAATGATAGTTGTAGTTGTTGTTATATATCGTTGTTCAGCAACCCAAAAAGTATGGTTGTCATTATTTGGATGAAAATAAACTTCAGGACTTAAAACAACATATCGACTACCGCCAAATTCAAAATAAACATTAGGCCAATCACCATTTCCATCTGCAAAGTTATAACTAACTTTTTCCGTTCCAAAGCCATACAAAGACCATTGATGCCCTACATATCCTGTATATGGAGAATTTGTTGCTGCACTAAATAAAACTATTACTTTAGAAGGATCACCATTAAATCTATTTACAGTTTGCCATCTTTGA